CAAACAGGGTCCAAGCTTTGGAATAATCCAAAGTCACCTTGTTTTTTTTGTTATGCTAAGAAAAACAACTATGTAAGATATCCAGCTATTAAAGCTGCACAGTACAGAAGACTGGACGCTATCAAACACCCGTTATGGGTTGACGCAATGGTTGCACAAATCAAGCGGATGAAGTGGTTCAGGTGGCATGACGCCGGCGACGTTCAATCAGTTGAGCATATGAATAAAATCCTGGAGGTTGCAAGACAAACGCCTGACACTAAGCACTGGATGCCCACACAAGAGCGGCCTTACTTGCCAGCTCCTGAAGATGTACCGGACAATATGATTATAAGACTATCCGCTGCCCGTATCGATGGGTCCGCTGGTAACGCCTGGAGCCATAGCTCAAGCGTGGTGACTGATGGGACCGAGACTTGTCCATCAGGTAAACAGGGCAATAAATGTTTAGATTGTAGAGCATGTTGGAACAAAGACATTAAAAATATTAGTTATGGTAAACACTAGAAAAACTTCTCTCCTGAAGGAGGCCATTAGCCCAAAGCCATCGACGGACGGCGGCGGGCGTGCGCCAGCTTATGTATGGTACTTTCACGACCACAAATGGAAACAACGGTATGATCCAAAAGCAAAGCGTCAAGCTTCAAGCTTCAAGCTTCAAGCTTCAAGCGCCAAGCTCTTCAAGCATCAAGCGACAAGCGTCAAGCCCCAGGCTGCAAGCGTCAAGCTTCAAGCCACAAGCGGCAAGCTCCCTGATCCGGGAACCACGGTACATGGATATTGAAGAACTTTTAGGGGTACAAGGACCAAGGGCCTTTACTATGATAAATGTGTTCTGATTGTGACGTGTATGGAAGGCAATTTGATGCGGGCTAAAACGAATTGAATTACCCTTTGTGACTTTTAATTCTACAGTGCAAAAGTGCCCATTAGTATTATAGACCAATAGATCAGGAGTACCAAGTAAGCTACTATTCTCAAGTCGAATGAGAGAAAATTCTTTAAAATTTCTTTTAATTTGTTGGTAAAATTTAGCCTCTGGACCCATGAGTTTTTTGGAGTAACATCGTCATCCATTATAGTAGTGGTGAGCGTAATTTATCAGGGATAATTATCTTCTGATCTCGTTTTGTTTTCATAACCAAACGATGTGAATGATGGTTTTTACCAGCACCAAATATAGTTTGGTTGTTTTCGTATACTTCCATTAATTTAATTTCTTCTAAGTATCCATTGATCTCTACAAATATAACTGCGTCACTAATGGCATTACCCTGCTTGTCAGTGCTCTTATCTTTAGCAGTGAATGAAGCCAGGAATTGTTGTAAGTCTCTTACTCTCATTTAGATTTTGTAAGTCTTTCTATTTCTTTTTTGTAAGTATTATTATCATACTCTAATTCTTGAACACGTCTAACCAACACCAACATTTTAGAAGATAACTCATCTATTATTTTTTTAGATCCTTCTAATACATTATTAGTTTTAAGCCAATTGGCTTCTTTTTGTTTATAATTCCAAATTTCTTTTTTGTGTTTTTCAATAAGGAAAGCTAAGTCTAGTATAGGGTCTGAATCTTTCATATTGACTTTATAGGATAGTTACCTTAAATTGTCAACATGGGAGTTCCAAAAAGATTAACTGAAATGCAAAAAAGATTCGCTGAGTTTTTAATATTTGGTGGACCTGATGGACCTGTTAACAAATCTGAAGCAGCTGAGCTTGCAGGCTACAGTAAGAAAAGATGTAGACAAGAAGGATCTGAGTTAACAAACCCTAGACAATCGCCACTTGTTGTAAAATACCTAGATGAATTAAGAGCTGAAAGAATGTTAAAATTTGGTGTGACTTTTGAAAGTCATATTGCAGAACTAGCTAGGATTAAAGATTTGGCTTTAAAAAAGAATTCTTTCTCTGCTGCTGTAAATGCTGAAACAAATCGAGGCAAGGCAGGAGGATTATACATAGACAGAAAAATAATAAAACATGGGAAATTAGAAGATATGACAGAAGAACAACTAGAAATGAAGATGGCACAGATCGAAGAAGATTACGCTTCATTGTTAAATGACAAAGTTGTTGATGCAGAAGTCATAGAGGATCAATCTGCGTCCTCAGAATCTTCTAATTGATTTTTAAGCATATCAATCATCCAAGGATTATCTCTAAACACACCCATCATAACATTAGTTAATTGATTAACTACAGCCTCTTCAAATTCTGGTTTTTCTAATGGAGACTTCTCTTGATTAAGTCCAGAAACATGGACCGCTGCGTGCATTATTTCATGAAAGATAGTATTAGCCATCTCTTGGCCGCAAAGATCGTGTTGTACCTGTATAACATTTTGTCTGTAATCATACTCTCCAAAGCAATCTGTTAATTCCCATTTTTTATAATTAGGTCTAACATATCTAATCTTAATATCTTTGTAACCAACTCTAACGTTGTTAGGCAATCCGTGTGTTTCAACAGGAAGGGGTTTAGCAAGTTTCTTGAAGTGTTTCGTTTTCTTTCTTATTTTCATATTATGTATATGTATCTAAAAAGTTTGGTTTTTTCCAGTATTTTGTATCGCGCGCGCATAGGCAATCTGAGATTTGACTAAAGTGACAAAATAATCTGTCACATGACACTTTATTTTAAGACATTTTGGCATACATTTTTGTTGTATACCAACACTAATAGTCCAAAGTGACAGAATGACATTATTTCTAGAGTACTTTTTATTTTTTTTTTTAATTCTTTTCCCATACATATACACGGTGGTACATTGGAATTGTTCTAAACTGTTAATTGCCTTAATTTTGCCTTGTTTTGAACTCATTTGCCTCAATCTTAACGTCAACTTTCTCTTTCTCATCATGCATCAACTCGTTGTACATGTCTAATCTTTTAAGAAAAGCATGCTTCCACTGTTTTAATGCAAGTCCTTCGATTTTAAACTCTTGGTAATATAAGTCAGGCGTGCATACCATGATAACTCCCTGTTTGATCTTAGATCCATAGACATAATCGTGGGCCATGGCGTATGCTGCAATCTGCATGTAATAATCTTCAATCCATTCTTCCCGTTTCGGACGGTTACTTTGTTTGAAGTCGACAATAGTTTCCTTATCATTGTGCAAACAAACCAAATCTGTTGAGCCCGCGTAGAGACCTGGATAATGTAACGTGACTTCAGAGCCGTAATATTCCGATACTGGCGCAAGACCCATCTCAATAATTTTGTCGGCCATGGGACGCGCCTCTTGTCCAATCCTTGTAAGATCAACGCAACCAGTTCCGAGGACATAGTGCTCGAGGAATTTATGCATACAGGTACCCCTGCTACTAGAATGATCTTTGATTCGTTCTGCTTCTTGTTCACCAACTTTTGCTTTCCATTTTTTTATAAAATCTTGATTTTTTGTGGCCCCTAATACAGTAGTCACACTGGGAAGTCTATAAGAACTTATTTCGTAAACCCTGGTCCCTGTTCCAGGGTCCGTGAGCTGTTTACCTTGTATATAGTTGTATTTATTAGATTTCTTTATACCTTTATCCATAGTTTTTTTCTCCAGTTTATCAAACAATTTATGCATTTGCTTTGCGTCTTTATCCGTTATCATTTCTTTTTCTGTTATATATTTTCTTAGATACAACCACTTGAGATTTAAATTTAGGAGTCCTAACTTCTTTAGCCACTGGATTTGATCCAAAGATCCGGTGCCAACTCTCATCGTAAGCTTTATTAGTAGGTCTAGATTTACCGTCGTATTTAAATTTCATAAGGTCCTTTCTTAGTTATAGTTTTACCTCTATTCGTTGGTTTATATTTCATCTTATTATAAGTAGACTCCTTAATAAACCCACCATACTCACGTCCGGACCTAGATTTACCATATTGAGGCACTTGACCTAGACCAAACTGTGGTTTATCTTTATTTACTTTTTTTAATATTTTTCTTATCTTTACGTCTTCCTCTGTTTCCATATCCATTAATCCTATCAGCCCATAGTTTTTTCCATGACCAACTTGTTATTTTTGTTGAGACATCGTTAATTTTTTCTAAACATTTATATACAAAAAAATCTATCATTGTTTCTCCTTCCCAAACCATATGTTATCTCGAAATTTATCTAATTCAACTACATTATCATTTAAATCTTGAATGTCAGGTTCATAATGATCAATGATTTTCTCAATTGCATGAAGTTTAACTATAACATAAGGCCATAACTTCTTACAAACATGTAAACAATCTCTAAACGTACAACGCCAACGCCATTGTGGTTTTTTTCCTTTAGGGACCTTCTTAGGCCTTACAGTGCCTACCATTAACGTCTCATGTACAAGTTCTATAACATCTCTATCGGTCATAGATATCTCCATAGAAATGCGTCTACAATCATAAGTACCTGATTTTTTCTTTTCTTTATATTTTTTATAAGTTAGACTACCTTCTCCATCAAAGAGTCCTGCAATATAAGCTATATCTAAATGGTAATTATTATTCATAGGAAACTCCAGAGACATGTGTTCTAATTAATTCTTCGTGGCAAGTTTTAATCATATCATCATTTCGTAACTTTCTTCCTTCACAAAAACGTCGTAAAAAATCTAATTTTTCAGCTGGAGTAAGAAAATCCAACGTTTTTTTTCCATTTTTATATTTCCTATTAATGACGGGGAATAATGCAACATTAATAAATTTATTAACCGCTTTCATTTTAATAATGTTGTCTGTAAGTAGTTTTCTTTTTTTCCTTTGATTAAAATTTTGCATTTTTTTATTTGACCAAAGATTTACTGCATAAGATTTCCCTTCACTTTTGTATCTTTCGTTACTCATTTTTTCCTTTCATTATATGTTTTAATACTGTCGTATAAGGATTAGGAGTCAAATCCCTAGTGCAACTTACCAACATCATTTGTAGGAGTATCATCATCAATATAAAACTCAACAACTTCGGACTCATCCACATAGATTTCTCCTTCCGAGTCACATGTTTCACATTGTAATATAACATGCTCTCTACCTTCTTCTAAATGGAACTGTTTATAACCATTTCCATTGCAATCTGGGCATATCCCAGAATGCCTACGCTTTTTTGAATTTTCCATTTAATTTCTTCGCTTTCTCGTTTGCAATTGATTCAATGGTTTTACTTATAGATAATGTTGCATCAGGTAGTAATACCTTAGACAACTTTATCAATGTCTTGTATGTGTCGTGTGTTAGTGATACATTTCTGTATTTATTTATATCAGTCATTTTAACCTTTCATTTATTTATAATGACTATATAGGATGTATTAAGGGGTTTGTCAATGACAAAAATAGTTTTATTTATGGTGTTATGCTCAGGTATTGCAGGTAATCAGTGCAAAGTTATACCTACACCAACCGTATTGTTTGATGATTATAGTAGTTGTATAGTATATGGTTATGATTATTCATATAAATTAATTGCAGGATTTGATCCAGAATGGACCAACAGCATGGAAGCTTACACAAAATTTTCATGTAAGCTTGAAGAAATTATTTAATTACACACACAACCAAAGAAAAGGCTACCATCTTTTAATAGATGCTTGTTTATGTCTGTATGATAAACAGTTAATTTCTCTCTTAGTATATCACACAGATCAAAACAATTTTTAAAGACATGACCTTCTGTCATTTCTTTAGTTACTTCTACTAAATGATACAAACCATCATGTAGAATAATAAGATCCATTAGTCTTCTAATACTTTTGAATCAAAGTTCCGTGTTCCGTGGGCCACGATCTTTTTAACATTTGTACCATTCAACTCTAATGTTGCAAATGAAGACCAGGCTTTTTTAATCAAGTTTAATTCTAAAACTAAATTTGACCATTGTTTTTGAGTTATATTTTTACTGGTAATGGTTAATGTTTTTTCTTTCATTTTATTTTCCTAACTATGTAGTCAAGAATAGGTCTCTTGGGTGTTTGTGATCTATCCACTTTTGTTTTTCTTTTTTGGAAAAACTCTACTCTTTTTTCTTCTGCATATTCTCTAAATGCATTAGGTATGTCTGCAACATCTTTGTCAAAATGTACACCTGCATAACACCTGTCTTCTGCTAGGTTACCTGTATAATAAATAACTGAAGAACCTATCTCTGCATTATCCATCCATTTTTTTACTTTTTCTACACTCATTGTATTTCCTCTCTTTCATTTGTTTCTGTATTATAAATACATCCTTTTATTAAACATGGTAATGTAAAATTTCTTGGTTTAAGGTTTTCCCCTACCAAATTAATTCCACATTTAGAACATTCACCTCTTGCCATTAAATCACCAGATGTTCCACCTACTTTTTCTAATAGTGCCCATTTCTTTTCATCAATTAATTTAGCAGCAAATTTTAAACCTTTGACTACATCTTCCGGATCGTATTCAGATTTAGCAGCTGTTAAAATTAATCTTTTATATGATTTAAAGACTTTGGCTTCTTCTTTTAATTGTTTGATTTCGTGTCTTAACGTATCGTTTATATTTATTTCTTTTACTTTCATTTTATATCCTTTCATACTTACAATGTAGGATATTTTAGGATATTGTCAACCCCTACCTTGGCCTTTATATTTTTTATTTTTGTTGTTATTTTTTTCAGATTTTGATAGAGATTTTTTATGTTTTTTAGGACGTTTCTTAGGCTTATCTCTTGCTGTAAAATACTTAAAACTTTGTTTAGCCATCTTTCCATTCTTTTACAAAAGGTTGAACCTTTTTATCTGAAGGTGTTGCAATAACAGGTAGATAACTTATCTTACCATTTACGTGTTGTTGTAGATCTGCACCACAATTCATACATCTATACAATTCATTTGTTAACCCAACTAACATAGTATCTTCATCACATGTTGGACAGATACCTTTTACTACTTCTGCTGATACTTTCATTATTGACAACTTAAACACTCATCGCTGTCTTTGTCAAGGTCTGCAAGTGCTTCTTCTTTACAATTCTGACTACAAAACATATCAAATTCGTCTTTTGGTTCAAATTCTTTCTTACATTTATTACATTTTTTCATTAATTACCTCTAACTGAATCGATGAAATTATAAACTCTTCCAAATTGCTTGTCAATAGACATCAAATCATTTTGAATCATAGTTACTGTTAACTGAAGTTCTATTAATGTAACTAAAGTCCATGTAGCAAGTCCCATTAAAATTGTACCTAACAATCCTATTAACATTGTGTTAGTTTTTCTACTCATATTGGTGCCACAA